CTTTTTTTTTTTTGGAAAAAGGAGCGGCTGTGCGGAGCGCAACAAACTGCTCGTTTTAAAGAACTAAAACGAGATCCGTTGCACTTTACGCACAGCGGCTCTCTACCAATTAGGTCCCCTGGGGAAGCTCACGAACAACTAAATGCTCAAGCAAACTTCCCCTAGACTCTAATCGGTCAACGATTGAGATTAGAAAGTTTCAATCTTATGGGAATCAAGATAAAACAAACCAGAATAAGTATCCCAATCGTATGGCTTGGATCTCAATATAAAGGATCCGGATAAATGTCTGAATAGACAATAGCCGGAGGCCCTACTTGAAATCCATAGGCCAAATCATCCCCTGCTGCAAATTCGCAAAGAGATGTGGAAGGATTTGTTCCCTCTAATATACCAGTTCCAGGATCGGAAATGATACGGAACGCTTGTGGTGAGTACCAAGGCACTTCAAGCACAGTAGCGTTACTCCAGGGAGCGAGAGTCATATGAGCCTCGCCAGCCTGAGTAGAGGGAGAAGCGTAGGTATTATTCCATACTAACGCCCAGGTCAACGGAAGAGGCGCTGACTCAAAATCCTGTGTAGTGATGCTGAAATGAACTCGCCAGGAACCAGTCCAAAAAGTATAAGCCAATGCAATATAAGCAAGATACCACGAATTTAACAACGTGGTATTAAAATTTATACTTGTTGGAACTGGCACTCCCATGCTAAAACGCTTCAACAACACCCGGAGAGACAATAATCTCTCTCCAGTAGTAGTTAGGTGAGCCCAAGCTGAAGGATAAGGAACATCCCGTAGCCTGGACATGGTCTTACAACTAAGCCCATCAGACGTCATATCATCACCAAAAGGACCTCCATGAGGTGTAACCTTTCGGCATTTCTTACGCGTCACATCCCAATTACGTTTCACAAGAGAATCTGAATCATAACCCACAACTTGATAGTGACGGCCCGGCATAGCAAACTCAATGTCCGTTCCTCCAGCGATATAAAGAACTATATCAATATTGGAAGGAACAGTACCAGAAGAATTCGCAAGCGGGTTTATCACATTCAAATAAATGACACCGGTCGTCATATCAGAAGCATTCAACACTGTACCAAATGGAGCAAAATAAATTTGAGTCCAAGCGGTAGCAGATACATAAGGAACTTCAAACTCAATAGAAGAACTTTGAGTTACGTCCCAAATGTATCTCTGAGTCAAAGCATCTTGACTAGGAGTAGAAGGAGTTGCATTACACAATCCCATCTGCCAAACAACTTCTAAGGTACCAGTATGAAATGCTGTTTTAGCAACACTTAACCTATACTTTATTCCACCTCGCCACATTCTAAACGTACCAGCAACAAAGGCTAAAGGACTTGGATTGACTGTCCATTGATCATCTGCGATACTCGCAGGAGCAGTTACACCAGGCATAACATTCCACCTAGCTAAAACTGTTCCGGACATTTCAATACCAGACCAAGGAATTCGACCTATTATAGCCATACGACTAGTAAACTCATGAATGTTCATTTCATCACCTTTATTACCAAACAAGGTTCGAGGTATCACTGACTTCTGCGTTTGAACAACAGCAAGCCTAACCGCAGGAACAGGGCATATCATCTGAGATTGTGCCCAATTCGGAGACTGCATAAACGTCTCAAAATGCGGATTAGGATTTGGTGCACAAGCGCCAAATAAAGAAGCAACACCAATAGCTTGTCCGGCTTTTTCAAGGAAATTACCCACAGGACCAAGAATCGACTCTTCAACTGTTTCAACACAACCAGCTGTAGTTTCAACACTAGCAGCAGTTGTATTTAACCATTGAGGAGTATTTTCAACTTTCCATTGCCATTTCATCATCTCTAACTCACCCTTATAATCTTTAGAAACATGGTGATACTTAGAGCTAGCAGGCTCTTTCTCTTTCTTTCCTCCCTTGTCTGAATCTTTGCCTTGAGGGGTCAACAAAAAATTTGTAAACCCAACACCACGAAGTTCGACATCCTCCAACCAACAATAAACGGAAAACGACACAGAAACTGAAATTGGCGTAATACTCCATATAGAAATAGTACCAAAATCAAAGCCATCATTCCAAGTATGTGGAAGCAAAGGATTAACGAAATTCTCGACAGACATCCAAGCCTTAGGAAGAACAGTATCATACCCAACGCAAGCCGACTTTGCACTTGACAAATCAAGTTCAGTGCAAGGATCAGCAGAAGCTTGTATAACATTCGCAGGTGGAGTAGGTCCAGGTCTAAAAGACACCATCAACTTACCGGTAACAAAAGGACCGGAAGCAACAATGACTTTAGCCTTAAACCTACACCGCATGTAAACCTTATTTACAAGTTGCGCCTGAGCATTAAAATTTTGAAAGAAATAGCCACTAGCAGCAGTCAACTGCAACAACATAACATCAGAAGCAGTACCAGTACTACCAGTAAACACAAGATAAGGACGTGAAAGAATTTCACCAACGGCATAATTAACGGGATCCATATGATCCTTCAAGTAATCATCTTGGATCATATCAGTATCCATTTCAGTAGTAGGAACATTTGAAATGAATTCTGCATCACCAAGATTCTCAACTTCAGATGGTTCACCATCACCAGGTCCCTGAGCAACTACACGCTTATAACGATTATAAGCAGGAACTGTAGTCTTAATCTTCTCAGGATGATCTGATAAATGGGTCAACACCCGATGTTGAAGGGTTATAAGATCCACGCCAACATACTCTTCAACCGTCGAAAAACCAAAGAATTCCAATTGCGGCAATACTCTCTGACACCAATCAAACTGACCAGTGCGATGGTACCGCGCAACTTCTTCACGATGAGACAAAATAGCCTGAGGAATAACTTCCAAAAATCGCCGTTCTTCTGCAAACTGCAACATTTTAGATAATCTTTGAATATCTAAAACGCCGCAAGATTCAGTAAAATAGCGACCAAGAAAATTATATTCAGACCGTTTTGCACAGTAATCGTAAGGACGGGTCCAAGCCAATTCGGATTGCTTGTCAGCACCAGTGAGTATAAAACCACACTCATTGGCACATCTTTGCAATATCCTAAGATCAAGCTTATTCCCTTTCTCACAACAAACTATTGAGTCATCGCCAAGAAACACGCAACGCATCTTGGAATCCACTTCTTCGAGAGAGCACCCAAGCATCTCCCAGAACGCGTAAGTGAAAATGATCTGGTCCGCAACAATGTTGAAAACCGTAGTTAAACAACTACCACTAGGATGACCAGCTTTCGGCTCAATGATTTCAGAACCAACCATCAAACGATTAAAAGCCAATCTTCTAAGCAATACTTGCCTAACATAATCATCATCACTCACAACTTCATCACCTACTGCACGACCTAAAGCTATAGACCTAACAACACGATTGACAAGGGTAAAAAATAAAGGATTAAAACACTGATCCATTTTACTATAATCAGCAGTTAAAATCCAAGGATCTTTAAACTCACCCAACAACCAATCATGCATTTGTCTAAAATCTTCAGGCTCAATACCTAACGCAGAATTAACAGCTATATTTTTCTTAAGATACGTAGCTAAAACTCCCATAAAAAATCTCCTTTGTAAAAGAAACTCATGAACAGGAGCCCCAGCAAACAATCGTGTCTGTTTAGCAACAACTTTAGAAGAAAGACGAGCTTCCTCCTTAGTTGAAACACTACAGGCCGCTTCATATTCACGACCTGATAAGATACGATCAAGTAACTCATTCAACATAGCTAATGTCTCCGTATTAGGCAACGGTCTATCACTTAAACCCAACTCAGCCAACTCTTTATCTGTCAAACAAACAACAGATTTAGTCGGCCCTAATTGATTCAAGGGATAACCCGCTGCAGTAGTTCTAGTAATCGACGGTAATACTCCAGCACCAGAAAAAGTACCTGCCCAATCAGGATCTGAAGTGATGGCTTCTTTGCACAACTTCTTGCACAAAAAATCCACCACTAACAAAAGCTTATCAGGAATAGTAATCTCTCTACTACCGAAGTCGCGCAACCGTTTTATACCATCAAAGACAACATCCACTTCTTTGCCACCCTCTATAACAGGCAACAAATGAGCAACATCCCAATCTTCCGTTCCCTCACAAGGAGGAACTTCAGTTTTTCCAAGGCGACCCTCGGTAAAAACTTTACCCTTAGTAGGAGTTCTAGCACTCTCAAAGCCCATAACAGCTCCGAGACCATCAGAAACTCCCTCCAACGGAGGGTAACTAGAAGAAAGTAATGAATTCAAAGTAAATGTAACGCCTTCAAAAATACGAAACAATCGCACATTTTTTGTATCATCAGCAGCGACGTGCATACCTATAATAATACCACCATTCAAAGTATCACGGTGGCCATCATCACGAGAGACATACACAGCACCACACATCCCGGCAAAACCTCCAATAGAAGTGCGCCTAATAAATTTCTTTTTAATCTTATACTCGTTAGCACCAGTACAATATTCAATACTCTGATCATGAAGTGTAAATTCACCATCAGAAGTATGAAGATTATTCTGAGCATCACGATATACTTGACGACAAAGACCTAAATTAGGAACATTTTTAGATAATTTTCTAACATTGTTGCGAACACCATTCAACTTAAAAGCATCCAAACATATCACAGCAACATCATCTCCCAGTTCTTCAACATGAAAACCTTGAACGTTTCCAGTTTGACCACTAAGAGTTAAACTTATCTTTCCATTAGAAATAATTCCACCGAGTTTTTGCACATTACGAGCAATGTGCAAAGGTAAAAGCAACCTCGAGTCAGTCACAGCAAAAGCATTACCAATTAAAATCTTATTATTGCATATAGCAAAAATAGAATCATAAATGATAGGCAACTGCTGAACTGTCCTTTGGTTACCAATCAGCTCAAGCATCGACGGATGAACGCCTTGGGGATAAGACCTATAACCATTCTTAGAATGGACTATAAAGTGCTCCTTCCCATCAACGTTCACCAATTGACCCTGGGCCTCATAGCAGCTAGCATCACCTCGCAACTTATAAACAACACCATCACAAACGACGTCTGCAACGTCTTTCAATTCAGATGTTTTTTGAGCAAGTTTACGAGCAATTGGAATAACTGCAATAATTCCAACTGTTAACAACAAAAGTCCTAATCCAATAGTAGCCGGATCAAATTCCGGCTTCTTTCGAATCATGACCTTTATTCCTTGAAATTCTCTGGGCCTGTCATCCCACTCATCATCTTCATCACTAATATTGTGTTGAATATGAAAAGTGGTACTTCCAGGTCCATCAAATTCCCTATAACCCCATTCTGCATCAGCAGAGTCATCAACTACTTCCCAAGAATCATCTAACTCAACACCACGAGCGTCCCGAAGGACACACTTAGGTTGACCCCAAAAATTCTTAAGAGTAAAATAATCACTCCAACCCTGACACAAAACACGACTATCTTCCTTCTCTCCTTCAATCTCAGCAGCAACTTCGACAACATTGCCATAAGCATCATAAACAATATTGCCAAAATCGACATTAAGATTATCAGAGGAAGGGGGTACAAACATACGAGAAGCAAGGTACTCCCGATCAAGGAGACCCAACAAAGCTTGCCAAGAAAAACGGCCATTCGGTAAATCACCACGAATGACCATATCCCCAAAAGTTGTAATATGAAACTCATACAACAACTCTTCAGGAATACTTTCTTCTCCAACAAACTGTAATTGGTCACCATCAACTCTGCAAATTCTCTTATTGCGGACAGCAAATCCAGGTTTAAAAACCGGTTTAATCCGGTACTTAATCCTAGTTGCAACCGCATCAGGAAAACTCACAGACTTAACAGTAGCACCTATACTTCTATCATTCATCTCAACATTAGTAGCACCAAGGACAAGGGAAACTCTTGCAACTTTACCCTTGTCATCAATAGCAGCCATGTTGAGTTTATTAGGCATGGTAGAAACAAGAGTGAACAATAACGAAACACTCTTGCTAGGTTTAACATCCGAATCACGCTCTTGAAACAACTCATCGAACAACCATATATCTTGCCCATCATATCCACTAGCATACTCATCTCCAACATTAACGTTGTAAACAGCATTCATAAGCGAATATTCAGGAACAGAATAATACTCCTTGTGCCTATAAGCAATAATACTGGAACATCTAGAAACTAACCTAGACTTTCCAATATTAGTGTCTCCATAGAACACAGCAGCAGCAGGTCGTCGACGAACTGACTCAATCGCTTGAATATCATGACTCCTTATATAATCTAACGCAGGTTTTAACAAACCGGCCATTTCTGGACCATCTTTGTTAAAATTCCTACGTTCTTTCAAATAACGAGCATAGAAACTGCCCAAATCAGCCTTGCGAGAAATACAACATTGTCCCGCAAGATCTAATCCGACAATTTCCTCATAACATTCAAGCATAGCAATTGACATCGGATATTGCTCACGAAGGATACAAATCCTCACCTTCGTAGCATCTCCATCAAACCAACTTTTAACTGCTTTAAACTGTTCCCACAACTGACCTCGATTAAAGGCAGCTGCAGCAACAATCATAGCAGTCAAAATGTCTGACATACTCTTAAAACTAGGAATTGCTTTACCAAATCCAGCAAAAAGAGCAACTCCTAAAGCACCAACAACAGCACCAAAATCTTCTACACCCTGTGCACTTACTGAAGGCTCAGCATACGCACCAGGCATAAAAGATTTCAAACTGTTCAAAGTGAAATTAATCACTTCAGACTCCCAAACTGCTTCAAGCAACAAACAGCCGGGAGAATAATCCATGGCAATTCTAACAATAGTTTTAATCAAAGAAATAGCTAAGGGCTTAAATTTCTCTAAACCCTTAATAGTTTCTCTAACTTTACTAAAAATAGAACTAGCCACGGCAGAAACAACGCCCACAACTCCAGAACTCACAAACTCACGCAAATTCTTCATCAACCAACTTACGAGACTATAAACAGCCTCACCACCAGTTTTGGGGATATACATAAACAAATCCCACAACACTGAAAATGAAGCATTCAACATCGCATAAGAATCAACAAAAAAATTTTGCGCTACTATCCTGTGAGGATAGAGCTCCAAAGCCATATTCTCAGCAGCAACCTGCCAAAAATGTAGCCTCGGATCAGAAAAACGCAGACTCAAAGAACGAGCCAACGCATATCTAATATGGGCAGAAGCCAAACTTATCTTTCCAGGATTATCCCTCAACATCAACAACTGATAAACAGAAGTTTCAGCCAAAGGCATAAAGAAAGACAAATCGACTTCAGAACAACCAACAATCTCACCAAGAATATGTTTACACATATCGACACCTCCACAAACATCACAATAATTAGCACAAATGTGATGAATAGCAGGTATTCCACGTGCAAACACATCCCCAGCAATAGGATCCCAACGACGAGTTTTCACCCATCGTTCATACAACTCACGATCCAACAAAGGATCATAAAGAACAAACTTCGCTTCTGGTATAGAAGGATCAAAATGACTAACCACTTCAATACCAGCTCCTTGTGCAACAACTTGACTTTCAAACATTCTAGGATCAACAGGGTACCAACGTACGTACTGTTGACTCCAAAACATCTGACGAAAAATTGCTTCACAATAAACACGATTCAATCGAAAAGCAATAAGCTTACCAATACCTTCAGAAAAGATGCCATAAATCAACATCTTATCATAAAGACAACAAAAAGCCTTATACTGTCCAATAGGACGAGTATCAACGTAAACACTCATAGAATCAAGGAAATCAATAATCTCTTCATCGCAAGGATCGCGACTAGAGAAAACATTTACCTTAGCTCTAACAGCATCACATAAATACTCACGGTCAGAATCAGATTCCTTCTGACCAGAAGAACCGACAAAATCACTAACACAAGCACATGCATCAGCAACTATGTCAAACTGCCTTTCGACCCCAGAAACAGGATCAAAAGGCAAAGCCGCCGTCTCTTGCGAAACGGCACAAGTTGAAGTTTCAACTTCAACTTCTTTCTTCTGAGGAATGATGTCTGTAAAACCATCATCTTCCTCAGAACTTTCCACAACAACCGTGGAAACACCGTCAAAGAGATCTTTAACTAAATCAAGATCATCTCTAACGGGAACAACCATTTCAGAAGGCACAAAACATGCCTCCTTCAACGGCGAAGTATCTTTAGATGCAGATCGCATCTTCAAACACTCCTTCTTAAGAGTTTCATAGTAAAAAGCGGGTCGAGCACCACGCTTCAAACCATTTTCTCTCTCAAGGGCTAATTGTTTGCGAACAGTCTGTCGACGTCCACGAACAACAAAGGAACTCTCCTTCTCCACACCAAAATCGTCTTGATAAGAATCCATAAAGAATCCAGCCAAAGGCGAAATAAACGCGACAATTGATAGGAAATTAAGGCAACAATCAAGTGTAAACCAGAACTAACCAGTCAATGAAACGATCCCGCGGCCGGGACCAGAATCACCCACAATCAAGTGAACCACCATCTCAATCATCTTTAGAAAAGAAAATAATCAACACAACAAAAAATTAGTCTACCAAATACCCAGTACAATCTCGCTCTACAACGAGCCTCTTTAAAGAAAGACCGATCCATAAGTAGTGACACAAAACAAATTGCAGCACTACCCTGAAGAAATATTCAGTACCAAAAATCTATTGCATCTACAGCAACATCAACACAAAATCAATTGCATTGACCCAAAACACGGCTCCCATCACCAATGTTTTTAGTTCTCATTTCTTTGAGCGAATATCCTGTTTCAAGCTAAACAGGCAAACATTTACAACTTGTGCAACGCAAAGAACTACGAAACACGAGTAAGTTGTATAAATACAAAAAATGCGCCAAGAATCATACTCAACACACATTCTGACTAATACATACACAATGGTCGAAAGCTCAGAAAGCATAATAACGAAACCAATGGTATACAAGTCCAACAAATATGACGTAACAACGCAAGCGGAGGGTTCTCCCACTCGGCTCACGCGAAAGGTCATACCCTCAAACAAAATATACGAAAAGAATGGTTACTACCTCTCCATAGACAATGGACGAAAGGTCATATAACCAAAACATATA